AACAAATGCAAGTATTCAAAGTGGCGTTTATTTTTATTCTAACCCTAATGGCTCTATTGCTGTTTATAATAGAGACGGTAGTGGAGGGAATATTGACACTTTTTACTCATCAGCAGGTCTAGTTAATCAAAATCAATGGCATCATATTGCTATGTCTTTTGATTCTACTTCAGGTACAGGATTAACTACTATTTACATTGATGGCTCTGAAATAGGTTCAGTTGATGGCACACCTTCTCACTCAACTGCTTTTAAATTTGGTAGAAGTGGAGATTATGCTTCAGACTATTTTGATGGGTATATAGACCAAATAAGGATATTTTCTTCTGCTTTAACGGACACAAATATTCAAGACCTATACGATACAGAATTTCAATGCTACATTACTAAAGATGCTTCACAGCCATTTGGGTCAGGCGAAGTTGCCTTTTTTAAGTTTCAAAATAATTTAACAGACAGCACAGGTAGCTATGCAGCAAGTGCTGAAAATGACGCTTATACAACGACAGACCCTGCTTTTGGGACTTACTCATTAAGCTTTAATGATACTGATAACTATATAGATTTTGGTACGAGTGGGAAAATACCTGTCGTAGGTGTTAGTTATTGGGTAAAAATGAACGCAGCAGGAAGTGCTACTAGAGACGCAATAATCCATAGCGAAGAAACAAGTAGTACATATTTTGGTTGTGTAAGATGGGGAACGAGTGATAGTGCTACTGGGTTTTATGCGGGAGGTTCTTACTGGAATTACTCCGGTTCAGATTGGGATTTAACGGGGAAATGGCATCATATTTATCAAGACAAAGATTTGAACGTATATCTAAATGGAGTGCAAATTAATTCAGGGTCAGTGGGAGCAACTTCACAAAATATAAGATATATCGGAACATATCCTACTGGAAACTCTGACTACTATATGAACGGATATATGGCTCAATTAAGAGTATTTAGCACAGCACTTACAGGAGAGCAAGTATGGAAGCTTTACGCAGAAAGAAATAATTAAAAAACTAATAATGGAAGATATGGGATTTAAAC